ACGCCATCCTATCAAGCATGGAGATGTAATCTTCATAGAGCTTGTCGCTCAAGATGATCACATCATCGCCTACGACAAAGAACTGGTTCCGGAAGGAACCAGCTAAATGCCGAAGGAGAAGTCCATGCGTAAGCGTGAAAGCAGCGAAGCTTGGGTAGAGACCCAAGGGCTGCCCTCTAGTCCATCTGACTTCGCCAACTGGTGATTTCCATAACGATCGAGAGATCTCCTCAAAAAGATCAATCGAGCGTTCCTGGTCTCCGTAGATAGCCCGTAGGGCTGTCAATTGAAGATCAAGGGGAAACATGTCAGTAGCAGAAGAAAGATCGACAGAGTGAACTCGCTTACCCAACGCCAAATGGTGTTGGATGTAAGGATGAGCTCGGCTTTGGTCGAATGTACAATCCCAAGGCAATTGCCTAACGAGGTTGTATAGGGACTTACCGAGAGGTTCCATTGCCCTCTGATGAATACGGAAGGGAGATGCTACAGAACGTAGCTTCCCACCGGGTTCTTGGAGGAAATGGACTTCACCCCCCATAAAGTCTTCCGAGGAAGACTCTGTGGAAGGGAAGTTACTCTCATTCTCGCGGTGGTTTGACACCACCCAAGAGAAATACGAGTAATCGGAAAGACCCCGGAGCTGCTCGAGATAAAACTCGGGGTAACGAACCATAAGGTCGGAACCACCAGGTGTATTGAGAAACTCTCTCTCCGTAAGGACCGATTGGTCCTGAGGAACAGATCGTTTACCAAACAACTGAGGTGCCTTCTTCTGGCTCGACCCTCTGTAAACCACGAGAGGCTCCACTCGACCAGAAAGGGAGCGACGGTGTACAACATGACGGACTGTCTTACTGAAATCAAGGAGGAAATCCTCCGAGAGGCCAGTAGGTTCAGTTGACGTCACTGCTGTTAGGAACTTCTTCTCCTGCTCTACCGTAGAGCGAGGAAAAATGTAGAACGTGTAGGCCATAAAGGCCTGTACCGCTCTAGCAAAGTTCCTTTCACTCTTTTCTGCCCATCTGAAGATCCCACCAATGGGACCCCAGACTTGTCCACGGCGGTTCTTGCGAACCCACGTGAGCATGGGAAGACCAGAGTGAGCTCGAATTAAGTCCACCTTGAGGCCTTTCAGCCTCTTGATGGTCCATTCGATGCCACTACACCGTTCCCACTTCACCCACTCGGCTATCACAGGCCTAATGAGTGGTTGGGGAATGCCGATAGTCAACAGGCGATACTCAAGACTTCCCTGGTGCTGTTGGAATTCCAACATCTCGGGTGCTCCTTTCCTCGTTAGAGGGTTGGACTGCCGAGGCATCAGGGGTGCGACGGGCACCGCCTAGGTCCAGGTCGGCTCCATTTCCACATCTTCCCAAAAGGAAGGATGTAACAATGAGTACCACGATGATCAGACCCTGCCTTCGAGTAATCCGCGAGATCTCAGGGGGATGGAAATCCTCCATAACGGGATCAGAATCGCAGGACTCGACCTCCAGAGTTGAGATTTGGGTCCGTAAGGACTCATTCTCGAGCTCGAATTGCTCGATGCGTTCGCAGTTCCGCTTGTAGGACGGGAAGTCCTCAGAGGCCATGCGTAGTGCGTCGATGCTAGCTTCCAGCTCCTCTTTGAGCCTACCGTTAGGTAGGTCAGGAAGTTGAGCCATTGCCTTCTTCAACCAGAATAGGGTGTTAACCTTAGCCTGGAGTTCTCGGCATGACTCGGGTGTAGTGTCACGATCTTCATCGTATCTCATGTCACCTCCTTT